GGGCTCGTGGGAAGGTTCAGACGGCGAACCGTTGCTGGGCGAACCGTTCACATTCCCCATAGGGGAAGGAGTCGGTTCCGCCGTCTGATTTCCAGCGGGCTGGTGGCTGGGGGTGGGCTGGTGGCTGACCTGTGGCGTTTGACAGCGACAGACAGGGGTCGGGTTTTGGGTGAGGCCGATGACCAGAGGGGTCAGCGGGCTGTTTTGGGATGCGGTTTTTGGCATGGCGATTGGAGTTATGGTCAAATGCCGACGATTTGTCGAATTTATTTTTCAGACATCGATTGACAGAAGTCGATTTGGACCCCAATTTTGTTGGTCGAAACGCATTTTTCGATTTATGGAAATTTCCTCAAAAAAATCAGACAGCCAAGACAGAAAACCCAATCAAAACGGGGTCGGAAACGATGCCAAGACAGGCCGATTTTTTTCAGCGTCACATCATGATGACCTGAACGCTATTCAGACAGACTTTGTCAAAGAATTCGTTAGGAACGGTGGGGACGCCTGTCTTGCATCAAAGTCAGTCGGAAAGACAGAATCTTATGGATACAGACAGATGACACTCAGTCATGTCAGAGAGGCAATTCAGATTCAAATAGACAAGAATCTAAAGACAGAGGGTGCGAGCATAGCGTGGGGCTGTATCCGTGGGCTCCTGTTGGATTCAACAACGCCCGCCCATGTGCGTTTAAATGCATCTAAGTGGGTATTAGAGCATTCTGGAATGGGAGTGACAGGCACGGCCATGCGGCTGGGGGTGAGTGCGTGGACGAGGCCATTGACCGACCTGTCTGAGGCCGAATTGGAGGCCCTGATTAAAGGCCAAAACACCCCGATTTTGGAGATTGAAACCTCGGACCCCTTGTCTGTCTTAGACAGACAAGAACCGAAAGATGGGGCCAATGGCTGAAAGCCATTGAATTCATTGGGTCGCCTACGCCTAAGGAGGGCGTAGGCTGGGGGTGTAGGCGTGGGCTCGACCCCAGACAGACCCCCGACCACCCCCCCGAAAAGGTCGTGCGTGCATGGATACCAGGCCAACCGCTAAAATTTTTTGGAAATCAAATCCGAGCCGACATTTTGTTAATCTTGCATTTTTTTGCCATTTCTAAAAAGTCCACGCATGTCGCAGCCTCCATTTCCCTATAATCGCATTTTCGACTTTGAGTCCTTCAGCATCGTTAATCCGACCACTCAGCAACCTGGCGTCCAGATTGAAGGCGAACTCGACGGTGTTAAGCGTACGCTCGATAGCGTCATTTCTCGCCTGTCCGAGATTCAGCGTGATGACGGTTACATCCGTGACTCCGCCCTCGACCAAAGCACGGCAATCCCCCAGTTCTACGACCGACTGGTGATTTTGTTTAATCCCACCTTTGCACAGATTGACCAGAAGATTAACCTGAAGGCCAACATCGCCTCTCCGACCTTTACTGGCGTCGTCAATATCCCAGCCAATGCGGTAATCGTGGGCTACGCCAAACTGGTTTCTCCAGATTTTACTGGCGTCCCGACTACGCCGACCCCTGCCGCCCTGTCTGACAGTCAGCAAATCGCCAACACCGCTTTCGTCACCGCCGCAGACAACGCCGTAAAGCAGTATGTCGCAGACAACTTCCTGAGCCTAGGCGGTGACCAGATGAATGAAAACTCTATCATCAACTGGACAAGCATCACCCCAGCAACGCAGTACCCTGCGTTTTACAGCAACACCATCACCAATGACATCAGCAAAGGTGGTGTAAGTCTTTTTGGTAAATATCCTGTTCCCGAAGGAAACCCTGTTTTTTCGTTTACTAACAGGCGTGAAACCATTGTTTCTCAAGGTTCTATCGAACTTAGTGAATTCAACACCCCTGGCGTGTACCCCGTTGGGACATCAGACACGGGTGCTGAATGGACGCTCAAAGGCAAGATTGTCATCTGGTCTGGACAGAGCACGAGTTGGGGCGGGCAAAACCCCCTCCCGATTCTCAACCCCCTGACTGGACCGCACATTACGCTTTGGGATAAGGCTAACACCTACGGCATCAAGCCGATGATGATTAGTTCCAACGGTCTGCAGTTTCCCGACGGCACCAATCAGGAAACCCGTGGCCTTAGCAGCCCAGAGGTTTTGTCCATCGCCCTGCAACAGGCGACCATTGCGGTAGAAAACCTCGTTGATGGTGCACCTGCCGCCCTTGATACGCTTAAGGAAATCGCAGACGCCATTGGTAATGACGCCGACCTTGCTGGAAGCCTGACTGCCGCTATCTCTGGCAAGGCCAACCTTAGCCACACGCATTCGGTTTCTGACATCAACGGTCTGCAGGACGCTCTTGATAGCACCAAACTCCAGCAGTACGACAACTTCAAGGTTTACTCCGTTGGCGACATCGTGCTCGCAGACAATCGTATTTTTAGGTTCAACGCACCTATCGGTGCGGCTGGTTACGGTCCCATCACGCATCCGTATGCATGGACTGAACAGTCCGCCCAGCCCAGTCTGTCTGGCTATGCGACGGAGTCGTTCGTCAATGCGAAGCCTGGTCTTGGCAATCTTGCTTATTCCCTTAACTACACGGACCCTACTGTCGCTAGTTACACGGATACGCTTGTCGGAGTAATTGACGCTCAGACTGGTTTTACCTACTATAACCTTACGATTACCTCTCCGACTGATGTCCTTGTTTCCAGTTATGCGGGATACACGGTGTCCTTTGTCACACAGGCTGGTTCTTCCAATGTGACTTATGACCATGTGAACAAGACGGTCATCTTCGATGTCAACACAATGGCTGGTTCTGGTAATATGCAGGATGCGTTTGCTGCCTTGAACTCGAATTACTCTGGGTGGACTTTCGGCGGAAACCTTACTACGGCTTACTATGTCAGCCAATACGAACTTTTCGGAAAGTCGTTCCCGATGCATGGTCAGACATTCACGATTGATGCGACCGACAGGCTCGTCAATACGAGGAACCTGTGGAATGACATCACGACTTCGGTCAACACCCTGAATCTCAGCAACAAGTTGGTAGGCACCGATTCAACGGGTAAGTTCAAGTTCCACCCAATTGAGGGCCTTGCCAGCGTTAGTGGTGCTACTTTTGTGGGTAAGGTCACCATTCAGCCAGGTTTTTTCATCCCCCCTCTGAACATCGGCCATTCTTCTGCACCCTCCTCGTCTGTTGCTGGAGACATCTGGCTCGGCACCAATACCGTGTCCTACAAGGACGCAACCAATGCGGTGCGAACTCTGACCGCAAACGGTCTGACAAATGTGTTCTCTGCACCTCAGACGATTGATACGACCGCAACGACCCCAGCCATTCGCATCACCCAGAAGGGTACTGGGAACTCCATCCTTATCGAAGATGCCACCACGCCAGACACCTCTGCGTTCGTCATTGACGCCAACGGCAATGTCGGAGTGGGTGTGGCTACTAACTACACTTCTACGGCCAAAGTCGAGGTTGTCGGCAATGTGAAGGCTACCACCTTCTCCAACGGCTCTGGCCCGACCTTCTCGGTCACCAGCACGGCCTCGCATACTGGCGGTTCCGACACCCTTGACCTCCTTGTCACCATCAACGGTTCCTCGTACCGCATCGGTCTTCGCCCAGCCTGATGTCTGACGACAACCCAGAGCAGACAGCCGAAAACGCCCAAGCCGCACACCTGAAAAGGATTAGTGCGGCCAAGCGTCTTCTGTCCATCAAGCGTGGACGGAATAGTCTGCTTGAGTTTACGAAGTTGACGCTGCCAGACCCAGACGACCCCGAGAACACAGACAGGAGCCGATACACGGCATGCAAACACCACGAGGTGATTGCGGCTGCCCTTGAGGAAGTAGAGAAGGGGACTATCCAGCGGCTTATCATCACGATGCCCCCCAGACACGGTAAGTCTGAACTGGCATCTCGCCGTTTTCCTGCGTGGTTCATGGGCAAGGACCCATACCGCCATACCATCTTTGCGACTTACAACGAGGACACCGCAAAGGACTTCGGTCGTGCTGTCCGTGAAATTGTGCAGATGCCTGTCTACAGACAGTTATTTCCGACGGCCAAACTCCGCAAGGGGTCTGCGTCTGCCGAGATGTTGCAGACAAAGGAGGGCGGTCAGGCCATGTTCGTAGGCCGTGGCGGCTCCCTGACTGGCCGTGGTGCTGACCTTCTGGTCATCGATGACCCTATCAAGGACCGTGAGGAGGCTGAATCCAAGGCTACTCGTGATAAGATGTGGGCTTGGTTCACCGATGTAGCCATGACCCGACTGATGTCTGTGGGCAGCCGAGTCGTCATCATCATGACCCGCTGGCATGAGGACGACCTGATTGGCCGCCTGATTGACCCGACCAATGGCTACTACAACGAGGAAGAAGCCAAGCATTGGAAGATTCTGTCTTTGCCAGCCCTGGCCGTCCGAGACGACCCGATGGGCAGACAGCCTGGAGAAGCCCTGTGGCCAGAACGATTTGATGTCCCTTTTCTTGAGCGAGCACGCTCATTAAACCCCCGAGGCTTTGCCTCCCTGTACCAAGGCTCACCCGCCCCTGAAGATGGCGACTTCTTTAAAAAGGACTGGATTAAGTATTACAATCCATCCGAATTACCAAAAGCCCTGACCATTTATGTGGCGTCTGACCATGCCGTGTCCATGGACCAAGACCGTGACGCAACCTGTCTGATTCCCGTAGGGGTAGACGAGAACGATGACATCTGGATTCTTCCAGATGTCTGGTGGCGACGGGAGCAGACCGACGAAGTGGTGGAGGCTATGATTGACATCATGGAGCGACTCAAGCCAATGCTTTGGTGGGCGGAAAAGGGGCATATCTCTAAGTCTATCGGTCCATTCCTACGCAAGCGTATGCAGGAGCGTAGCACCTACGGGGCTATCGACGAGGTCACCCCAGCCAAGGATAAGCAGACACGAGCCCAAGCAATCCGTGGCCGTATGGCCATGGGGAAGGTGCACTTTCCTCGGTTCGCTCCTTGGATGCAAGACGCTGAACAGGAACTCCTTAAGTTCCCTGCCGCCAAGCACGATGACTTCGTGGATGCTCTGGCCTACATCGGTCTTGGTCTGAGCAAGCAGTTCAGCGGTCGGAATCCTGTCATCAAGAAAATCGAGGGGTTTGCCACGGGAACCATGGGTTGGCTCAAGCAAGCGTCTGGTGAGGAGAGACGCAGACAAAACCTATTGCGTTTTGGAGGCTTTTAACTACTTTCCCGCAAATGGAACCTGACGACATGATGAACATGGGTGGCATGCCGATGCCTGGGGAAAACCCTATGATGGGCCAGCCTGATGGCGAAGGCCGTATCCGCCGTGATACTCCAAAGCCTGATGAAGCCCGTGCCACGCTTGTCAAGGAGTGGTGCAAGAAGGTCGTCGCCGCCAAGAACCATTGGAAGCGTCCGTTCGCCCGTATGCGTGAAGACATGGATTTCGTGTCTGGCAAGCAATGGGCTGGCGGAAGCATGGACGAAGACCGCTATACCGCAAACATCACGCAACGGCATATCGCCCAGCGTGTTGCGGCTCTTTATTGCAAGAACCCGAAAGCCACGGCCAAGCGTAAGAAGCGTCTAGAGTTTGCCATGTGGGACGGAACCTCTGCTACTCTGCAACAGGCACAGGCCATGTCTGCGATGGCCGCCCAGCAGGGCATGCCCCCTGACCCTCAGGGCATGGCTTTGATTGAAGATTTCAGCCAAGGCTCCCAGAAGCGAGTGATGCTAGACAAAGTCGCCAAGACCATGGAAATCCTGTTTGCCCATGTC